TGACTTAGCACAATCTATGGCTATTGCTATTGATGATGCAGCTTTAGAGGGTTCAGGAAGTTCAGGTAATCCAACAGGTATTACTAATACTTCAGGCATTAATACAGTATCACTTTCAAGTGCTGCTGCTCCAACATTTGCTGAGATGGTTTCAATGGAAACATCTGTAAGAGTTGATAATGCTTTACTTGGTGATCTTGCTTACATAGTGCATCCAACTAACTATGGCACATTAAAAACTACTGAAAAAGCAACCAATACAGCACAATTTGTAGCTGTTAATGATGAAATAAATGGCTATAAAGTCGTTGTTTCACCACAATTAACTGCTAACAATTATGTATTTGGTAACTTTGATGACTTACTTGTAGGTATGTTTGGTGGATTAGACATTGTTGTTGATCCATTCAGTAATTCAACTTCAGGTACAGTTAGAATAGTAGCTTTACAGTCAATTGATACTGCTGTTAGACACGCAGTTTCATTCTGTGCTGCTAGTTAATGGTACTTAGTACAAACAAAATGGGTGGATTAATTTCCACCCATCTTAATAAAGGTGGAAAAATGAAATATTTAATTTTACAAGATACAGTTGCTAACAAAGAAAAAGTAAAAGCAGGTGATATAGTAGAACTTCCTATTGATGAAGGAAGATCACTTGTTGGTTATGGTAAAGCTGAAGAATATAAAGGCAAACCAAAAAAAGAAACAAATAGAAGTGTTGGTTTAGAAAAATCAGAAACTAAGGTCAAAAAAAGAAGTAAGTAAAAATGGCTATTGAGAGTGCTAGAGATTTTACTTCTTTTCTTGATGCTACAACAGGGCATGGAGTTACTGGCACTTATTTTGAAACAGGTAAGTTATTCGATGACTTTCCTTTAATTGATACTTTAGGACTAATAGATGATGGTTCTTCAGTATTGATAAATCTAATTATAGATCAACCTTATGTAAGCATTGAGGGAGAATCTATATCAGTTGAGGGTTTTCAACCTACTGCAATTTTAAAATCAAGCGATGCTCCTGATATTGTACAAGGAGATAAATTAGTTGTTGATGCAATCACTACAAATAAAGGTAGCACTCTTACGCCTGAAACAACTTTTTTTATTAAAACAATTGAGCCTGATAATACAGGTTTTGTAAGTGTTGTATTGGAGAAGGAGTAATGTCGCAATATAGACTTGAAACTGAGGAAGATATGAGTGCTTACTTAGATATAAATTTTGGTCATGGTGTTACTGCTGTTTTTACTAACAGTAGTGGAAGTGCATCGACTATAAACATAATTATAAATAATGAATATGTTGAACAAGTTGAAGGTACAGGTGTTGAAGCATTAAAACCAATAGCATATTGCAGAAGCATTGATGTACCAAGTATTGCATTTGGCAATACTCTTAATGTATCAGCTATTAAAGATGTTGATGGTAATACTTTAAAAGCAGCACAAAATTATACTATTGTTAATATTCAATCGGATCGTACAGGTTTTTCTGCATTGATGTTAGAGGAGATATAATGGCAAATCATATCAGACAACAAATAAGAGAAAGAGCAGGTACAGTTCTTACAGGACTTACTACTACTGGAACTAATGTATTTGAAACAAGAATATATCCTTTATCAAATACAAACTTACCAGCTTTAGCAATCTATACAAAAAACGAAACATCTGAACCTATAGTTATAAGTACAAATAGACTTATGAGTAGAGAATTAGAATTAATTGTTGAGGTTTATGTTAAACAAACTAGCAATTTTGATGATGAAGTTGATAAGATTTGTAAAGAGGTTGAGGTAGCTATAAGTGCTGATACAACACTAAATGGTCTAGCTAAAGACTGTTTTTTACAATCAACTGAAATAGAATATAATACAGAGGGAGAACAACCACTAAGCTATGCTGTTCTTACATTTTTAACTAACTACTATGTTCAGGAAACTGCTCCTGATGTAGCAGTTTAACGAGGTACAATTATGAAAATGATTTCACCAAATGGTAAAAGTTCTATAGATGCTCACCCTGATAGTGTTGAGTATTTAAAGAGTAAGGGTTGGAAAGAAGAAGCAATCCCATCGAAAGATAAACCTAAATCTTCTTCTAAACAAAACGAGGAATAATTATGGCAACACATCTTGGAAAAGAAGGAACAGTACAAGTTGGATCAAACGCTATAGCTGAAATTAGAAGTTTTAGTATAGATGAAACTATTGATGTTGTAGAAGATACAAGCATGGGTGATTCATCAAAAACATATTTAGCTTCTATAAAAGACTTTAGTGGAACAGTTGATGTTCTTTATGATGAAACTGATACTAATGGTCAAACAGCATTATCATTAGGTTCATCTGTAACATTAAACTTTGCACCTGAAGGTACAGCTAGTGGAGATGTAAAACTAACTGGTACTGCTATAGTAACTGGTAAATCTATAACATCATCTTTTGATGGTTTAGTAGAATCTACTATTACTGTTCAAGGTACTGGTGGTTTAACAACTACAACTTACTCATAATGAAAATTATAGATAAGGCTAAAGCACATTTTGATTCTTTAGAAATTAAGGAAATTGAAGTGCCTGAATGGAGTAGTGAGGGTGAGGTAATAAAAATTTATGCAAAGCCATTAACACTAGCTGAAATGTCTAAACTGCAAAGATATGCAAAAGATGATGATGTTGCTTTAATGGCTTATTGCTTAATTTATAAGGCTTTAGATTCTGATGGAGAAAAAATGTTTGATCTATCAGATAAACATACATTAATGAATGGTGTTGATAAAGATGTACTTGCAAGGATTGCTACAGAAATAATGACAGCTCCAACAGTTGAGCAACAAGTAAAAAAGTAGCTGAAGATAAGGAACTTTTTGCAAAGTATTATTTAGCAGAAATGCTAAGTTGCACATTGATTGAGTTGGAAGAAAAAATGACCTTATCAGAATTTTATGGGTGGATAGCATATTTAGAAGAAAAAAACAGGCAAATTAAAAATGACAACTAATTATAAAATGCGTTTGACAGCACAAGATCAAACCAAAAAAGCATTTAATTCAGTAGGGAAAAATATTAATAGCACTCAATCAGCTATGAAAAAACTTGCTGGTGCGTTTGCTGGTGTTTTTGCAGTTAGACAAATTGTAGCATTTGCAAATGAAACTCTAGCTTTAGCAGATAGTATTGGTAAAGTTGCAGATTCAATTGGGGTTCAAACAGAATTTTTGCAAAGGTATCAATTTGCAGCACAACAATCAGGTCTTACAACTGAAGAATTTAATAAAGGTTTACAAAACTTTACTAAAATGGTTGGTCAAGCACAATTAAGAACTTCTGAAGCTGGAAGATCATTAGAAAAATTAGGTGTCCAAGTTAAAAATGCAGATGGCTCTGTTAAAGGTGCTGAAGAAGTATTTATAGATTTATTTGAAGCACTTGATGGTGTTGGAAGTCAATTTGAAAAAAATGCTATTTTAGCTGATCTTATGGGTAGAGCTGGTGTAAAACTAGCAGTAATGGGTAAAGAGGGTTCTGAAGCTATGAAAGAATTGGCTGCTTCAGCTACAGGAATAATACCTGAAGATTCAATAAGAAAAGCAGAAATTTTTAATGACACTATGAATGAGCTTAAAAGAGCTACTTTATTACCATTACAACAAGTTGTAATTGCTACTTCAAATGTATTTTTAGATTTATTAGATACTATAGGTCTTATTGATAGAAAAAAAACTATATCAATGTTAGAACAAGAACTTATTGATTTAGAAAAAGCATTAGCAAGTACAATAGACATGGAAAACCTTATGGGTAGTGCTAAAGGTTTTGGGAGAGGAATAACAAATTTATTAGGTTTTACAGTTGCAGATACAGAAGAAGCAAGAATACGCATACAACAAATTAAAGAAGAATTGGAAGAAATGTATGCAGCAAGACAAAAATTTGCATTAGATACTGGACAATTTGATGATCTTAAAAATGCTTTAAATGGTGTTGCTACAATTTCCACAACATTAAAATCATCTTTTAAAAACTTTTTTGATTTTACTAACGCTGAATTTTTAAATTTTAAAAAACTAGCTATGAATGTAGTTGCTGCTGTAATTAATGAATTAGTAAGAGTACACATAATAAAAAACATTTTAGGATTTGGAGCTAAAAATTTTGGAGATAATATTATAGGTAAAGCATTTCAAAACGCTTTTGATAGTTTTGAGGGGGGTGGTTTTACTGGTATGGGTGTAAGAGCTGGTGGTATTGATGGTAGAGGTGGTCGTTTAGGTGTTATTCATCCTAACGAAACAGTTATAGATCATACAAAAGGACAAGGTATGGGTACTACAGTTAATTTTAATATATCTACAGTCGATGCAGCAGGTTTTGATCAACTCTTAGCATCGAGAAAAGGACTTATTACAAGCATTATAAATAATGCTATGAACAATCAAGGTAAGATGGGAGTTGTATAATGTCAGGTGCTTTTCCAACAAATCCATTATTTAGAGCTTTAAACTTTCAAGACAATAGACCAACTCTATTAAATCAAACACTATCAGGTAAAAAACAAGTTAGACAAATAGGCTCACAATACTTTTCATTTACAGCACAAATGCCACCTATGCAGCAAGAAAAAGCTATGGAAATATTTGCATTTCTACAAAAGCAAAAGGGTTCTTTTGAAGATTTTACAATACAAGCACCATTAGATAATTTAGGTGCATCAAAAGGTGAAACTGATATATTAGTAAATGGATCACATACTGCTGCTGATGCTTCTATAGCATTAGATGGTTTTACTGCAAGTACAACTGGTGCTTTGAAAGCAGGTGATTTAATTAAGTTTGCGAACCATTCAAAAGTTTACATGGTGCAATCAGATATTGATTCTAATTCAAGTGGCGAACTTACTGTATTAATATCGCCAAACTTAGTAGCTGCTCTAGCAGATAATGAAGCTGTAACTGTAAATAAACCAAGTTTTACTGTATATCTTGAAAATAATGAAATTATGTATTCAACAGATGCTAGTGGTTTATATACTATTTCATTTGATGTTAGAGAGGTTATTAGCTAATGCCTAGAAGTTTATCTGCTGGTTTACAAACACAAGTATCATCAACAGCAACTAAAACAGCTTTTTTAGTTGAGCTTAATTTATCATCTACAGTTAGATTAACTGATTATTATATTGATGTTGTTTTTGTTTCTTTTTCTTATACTGCTGGTGGTTCTTTTATAACAGTTGATTCAACTTCTGAAACAGGACAATTACAAGTAGATGAAGTTAATATAGCTTTTTCAAATATAACAGATCAGGTTAGGTCATTGGTGCAAAATGGTGAATTTACAGATAAAGAAGTCAAAATACATTTAGCTTATTTTGATACTAATGAAGCTATTGTAGGTGCTATAAATTATTTTACTGGTCAAGTTAGAAATGTATCTATTAAAGAAAATATAGATGATTCAACATTAACATTAGTAGTTGCTTCGCATTGGGCAAATTGGAATTTGACAAAAGGTAGACATTTTTCTGATGAATCTCAACAAACTTTTAGTAGTGGTGATAAGGGTATGGAATTTGCTACGCAGGTTAAAGAAGATGTTAGGTGGGGTATGTAATGGGCATACTTTCAGGTATAAGTTGGTTCGTTGGTGTAATTAAAGCATCTAAAGTATTTAAAGCTGTAAAAATTATAGGAGCAATAGTAACACTCGCAGTTGGTGTAAAAGGTTTTTTACAAGCAAGACAAATGTTGGCAAAAGGTCAGGACATACTTGCAAACAAAACATCTGCTGGTGGCAAGTTACCAGTTATATATGGTACTCGTAGAGTTGGTACACAAATAATCTATATGGACACTAACGCAAATGATTCAAGAGATTTATATGTTGTCTATGCTTTAGCAGTCGGAGAATGTGAAGAAATACTAGGCAAAACAATAGAACTAGATGGTAACCCTCTTACTGATTCTGCTAGGTTTAGAGATGGTGGTTATATTGGTTCAGATAAAATAAGTTCAGGTTCAGGATCATTAAATACTGTTTCACAAAATGGTACAGGTATTGATGCAGGAGCAGGACAATTTGGTACTTCACCAACATCTAAATATAGATATGTTTTCAACTTACATCATGGAGCAGCTTCACAAACTGCTGATCCAATGCTTGTTGCTTCTATGTCAAATTGGACATCAGCACATAGATTAGATGGTGTCTGTTACATAGCAGCACATTTTGGTTATGACAAAGAAGGTATATGGTCAGGCGTACCACAACTAACAGTTCAAGTAAAAGGTAAAAAGGTTTTTGATCCTAGAGATTCAGGGCAAACATTTGGAACTGTATCAACTTATGAGTGGTCAGATAATCCTGCATTATGTTTTTTAGATTACATTACAAATACTGAATATGGTAAAGGTTTACCTATTGCAAAGATTAACACATCTACATTTGAAACTGCTGCTAATACTGCTGATACATTAGTTGATCCACCATTTCATAATGGTTCAACACAAGCAATTACATGGAGTGGTAGTAATGGTAACGACTTTGTAAGTGTATTAGGTACTAATGCTAATAGAGATTGGTTTCAAAATAAGATAGGTGAACGAATAACATTAGTAAATTCAGGTGGCACTACGATACTAAATAGCATAAATATAAAAGATGTAAGAAGAGATGAATTTTTTGATGCAAGTGAAGATTACAGAGTTTATGTCGATGCTACTTTGGGTGCAAATTATTCATCTAATACTGGTACTTATCTTTTAAAAGTAAAAAGA